TCATGCTTTTAAGCCTGTACATTGTAGAAAGTGACGACAAAAGTGTTGACGAAATCGACATCAATTTTATCAAAAAACGATACAAAATTCCTTCAAAAATCATTCAGTTTTTCCTGAAAAGTGAATCGCTTTTCGAGCAAAGAAACGGTCATTTTTTTTCAAAATACTACGAACCCTTAATCGGCAAAATCGACGGTTTGAGCGAGAAAATGAGGAAAAACGTTGAAAGTAGGTATGCAAAAGCATCTACAATTGTAGCTACAAAAGTAGCTACGGAAGTAAGGACAGAAATAAGAAATAAGAATAAAGAAGAAAGAAGTAAGAGTAACATTCTAGTAGTTCAACAGTCTAATGATACTTTAACCATACTAGAAAACCCACAGGATACTAAACCGCCTTCGAAAAAAATTTCGAAGTCGAAATCTGAGCCGGGGTTTTGGATTGAAGGTGAAAAATTTGAATCCTTCCAAGACGAAAAGCTCCAACAGTGGTTACAGCCTCGAATCAATAAATTTGTTTTAATGCAATCTTGGTTAACCCCTGAAATAGTTGAAGATTGTTTTCAAAAGTTTTTCATAAAAGACGAATTTTATCACAACACATGGAAAGGGCTTTACACCCATTTTTCCAACTACTGCCAGCAGCGCAAAAAATCCGAGTACATCAATTTCAAAACGCCGGAAAAATCTAAACAGTGGCACGCCGCCAATTCGCTAATCCAAGAACTTCGCAAAAACCCAACAAGCAACGATGAATTCCCTTTCGGTTAACACCCAAAAAACACTTAGCACTCGAATAGCCGAAGCGCGAGTAGGTGCAACAATTGCACAAACTGAAAACGAAAAGTTAGAGGCAGGAATCCGAAAGTTATGGCTTGATGTCATGAACTTTTGCGGACAAAAAATTGAACCGGAAGTGGTGGAATTAGGCGCAAGGTTGATAGTTCCCGACCTCAAACGCAACTATCCACACATGAAAGCCAAAGAGCTGATCGTGGTTTTTCAAGAAGGTAAAGTCGGGAAATACGGCGATTACGTCACATTTAGCGCCAAACTCCTGATGGAATGGATACGGCAATACTCCACCAGTCAAGAACGCGCCGAGGCAATTAAACAAGCAGAAACAGCCGCTTTGCCCGAAAAAGTCAAAACACCCGAAGATCAGAACCTCGAAGATCTGCAACACATTCGCCGCTTAGCTTACGAAATGGGAGTTTTCACCCCGAAAGAGAAACTCGAAAGCGTCACAAGTCGAGTGCTTAGAACCATCGAAGAAGGGGCGAGAGTATGGATTTTTGACCAAGCTGTAAAACGTGGCTGGTTGACCATCTCAGCAAATGCGAAATTTGCCGCCATTCAGGCCGCTGGAAGGCAGATGTTACAAGAGTGGGGTAATACCACCGACAGAGAGGAGAAACGCGCTAAAAACGCCTTAATGGAAGTCATGGAATTTGAGAGGCCAACGCCTGACATAGTTGGCAAGATGTCGGAGCTTCATCAAAAGGTTTTTAATTCGGCTGTTTGGATAGCGAAATCAAACCTAGTCCAAGAAAATCACAAAATAATTTTGGACAAAACCGAGCAGGAAATAAATAAATTACTACCTTTACAAAATGATGCAAGAAATTGACAGGCCAAAGGTAGGCAGACCCAAAAGCGAAGAGAAGGTGAGGCAGTATTACTACTATTGTAAACCTTCAGAAAGAGCGACTTATGAGGCTGCAATTCAGGCAGTTAACGCGAAGTACGGAAGAAAGAAACACACAAAACCCCAATGATAACCACACCACCAATTGACCACATAGAGGCTGTTCGGAATTTCCGAATAGCTGCCGGATTACCCCTTAATCAGGGTTACGCTTTGTCCGCTCACCAAGTGCGCTTCCATGAAAAACTTATTCAGGAAGAGATTGACGAATACTTAGAGGCCAAGGACCCAATTAGTCGCATGGATGCAATAGTCGATGCGTATTACTTCCTCATTGGCTACTACCTTCATGCAGGGGTTTATCATGACATGGACTTAAAAGTCATTTACAAGCACCATCAGCACAGCCCTTTGTACCTAATCAACAAGCTACTTTCTGAGGTGGTAAACGATGCCTTAAACGAGGGCTTAATCTTCGATCAATGCTTTTTTGCCGTTCATAATTCAAACATGAGCAAGCTAGCTAACACGAACATCGAAGCATTGGAAGTGCAGGAAAAGTACTTGTGGGAAGGTATCAGAACCTTTATCAAGCCCGTTGGCGATAAGTTTGCAATCATGCGAGAAGATGGTAAATTATTGAAGTCTAACAGCTTCTTTGAGCCGGAGCCGGAACTGGAGAGAATCCTTAAAGCATACGGCGTTATACGTGAAGATTTGACCTTGGAAGCCGCTAAAATTGCAGACGATGAGCAAAATTAAAGCACAGTCAAAAGTTGAGCCACAGCCAAAAAAGATGGGAAGGCCGCGCAAATTTGATACTCCTGAAATGCTTTGGGGAGCTTTTGAAGATTACATCCAGTATCAAAAAGACAATCCAATTCCGAAAACACACTTTGTGGGTAAGGATGGAATCGAACAAACTGAGTTTATCCAACGGCCTGTAACCTTTATAGGCTTCGAGGGATATTTGGCTTATTTTGATTTGCTCAAAGACTTGAAGTTTTATGAGCAGCATCCTGAGTTTACCCCCACCATTACACGTATAAGGGCATTTTGCCGCAGACACAACACCGACTTAGCCGCGGCAGGTGCGCTCAAAGAGAACATTATCGCACGCATTGAGGGTATAAAAGAGCAATCCGAAACCACCAACGAAACGCGGATAACCGAGGTTAAAGTAGAGGTGCAGCGTAAGGATGGATAACCTAATCATGGAGGTGTATAATTCCAAAGCAATCCGGCTAGCGTGCAAGCGTTTAGCCGGCAGCGATTGGAAGGACTTACTCCATGATGTAGTTATCAAACTATCTACCAAAGACCTCGAAGCTATCCACGCCAAAGGGCATATCCTGAGCTATGCCATGCGAACGGCGATAAACTGCCAAGCCGAAAAGCACCGCAAGCAAAAGCCTGAGCAGCTAACTGACAACGAAGAAAGGCCGGACGAAATAGACCCATACTGCCTTAAAGATTACGAGGGTACGATAGAGCTTTTTCTACAAGGCAATCGCCGCGAAAGGATATTGGCCGAAACAGTTAAGCTGATATTGAAGCATGGCAGCATAAACAAGGTTAGCGAGCTTACGACGGTGCCGGCACGAACATTAAGACACTACATAGATGAATTTAGAACAAAAGCCAAACAAGTCAATACTGGCGATTTTTGACACGGAGAAGATGAATGGCGTAACGTACTGGCGTTATTACATTCCGCTCAAAGGATTAATCGACAAAGGTTTCACCATCTCCAATAGCCCTAAGTTTGCCACAGACTTTCCACCCGGCACGCTTGACGGTTACGACGCTGTATTTTTTAACCGCTTCCTGTTTGATATGTCGCACCGTGATTTGTTTGACTGCTGCGAACGCGATGGAGTTAAGGTAATAGTTGACTTGGATGACTATTACCATCTCCCTAAATACCACCCTTATTATACTAGATACCAATACAGGCTTCCAATAATCAAGGAAAACTTACAACGTGCTGATTTAGTAACAGTTAGCACGGAATATTTAAAGCAAAAGATTAAACAAGACTTAGGCGTTGACGCGGTGGTATTAAAAAACGCGGTTGATTTTAACGAACCACAGTTTAAACTTAATCCGGTAATCGACGAGCGTATTCGCTTTGGCTGGTGCGGCGGTGCGACGCATGAGAAAGACTTGACCATCTTGGCCGACGATATTGCAACACTACACAGCTTGTCAACTTATAGGTCGATGTATCGCTTAGTACTTCAAGGCTACGTGAACAATGATGTTTTTTGGCGTAAAGCTGCCATGATATTTTCCAACTACAATAAGGCTGAGGCTGACAACCTGAATGTTATCAATGCCGCATCTGTATTCAACTATGCCCAAGGATACAACCGTTTCGACGTGGCATTAGCTCCTTTGGTTGATGGTGAGTTTGAGCGGTGCAAGTCTGAATTAAAGTGTATCGAAGCTGCAACGTTCGGCCTACCGATTATCGCAAGCGACGTTGAACCATACCAAAGAGCCAAGGAGCTGTTAGGCGATGGGGTTATCTTGGTAAGGAACAAGCGCGGCGCATTCCTTAAGGTCATGCAGCGACTAATGAAAGACAGGCAGGAAGTGCATGCACGCGGAGCGATAGCCTACGATGCGGTAAGAAAGCACTATAACGTAAACGATGTCAACGAATTAAGGGCTGAATACTTCAACAGATGCTTGAGCTAACTTACGTCCTTATTGTGGCCTCTATTGCCGTGGCCTTTTCGGAGCTTTCCCCAGCGATGAACTGGCCAAAGCCTTTAAGCTGCTGTACCTGCATGGCCTTTTGGTTATCTATTACAGCATCGGTTTACATGATGAACTTTAACTACCTAATAAACACAGGCTTATGTATGATAGCGGCGTTCCTGATTCGCAAGATTATGAACTGGCCAAACAGCTTTTGAAGCGTTATGACGATTCGGGAGTGCTGCGGCCTATTGGTTACGAGTGGCACAGCTTCATGAAGTTGTGGCGCAACTATACTGGCAGGCTGCAATTCAATAACGGATGCCGGCCATGCGTGGAAGAAGCGATAAACGACGTTAGAAAAGCGATTGAAAGCAACCGGAGTTTTTGAAGACAATTGGAATAGCGCGAAAAAGATATGCCTGAACCGTGGTAGTTCACGAAGCAGCAAGTCTTTTTCAGTCGCTCAAATTGCCGCGATATGGTTAGTTTCTGGCAAGGTGGGCGAGCATTGGCCGGTTGACTCAAACGGCTTTTTTTCGATTGTCCGCAAAACATCACCAGCGCTCAGGGCTTCGACATATCGGGACTTTAAGGAGATCTTAGCCGAGGCTGGCTGGCTTTCAGTTGTAAAGGAAAACTTGACAACTCTAACCTTTGTTTGTGGAAATCGCACGGTTGAGTTTTTTAGCATCGACAATGAAACAAAGGTTAGAGGTAGAAAGCGAAAGCACTTGTTTATAGATGAAGCTAACGAGCTAACGAGCGAAGATATTAAGCAGCTACTTATCCGTACCACAGGGAGGTGCTTCTTTGCGTTTAATCCTTCCAATCCGTACCATGTTCTAAAAACCTTCTACGAAGACATAAGGCAACATGAGGTGGGTGATGTTGAGGTTATTGTTAGCACTTACGTAAACAATCCGTACCTAGAAAAAGAGGTGGTCCGCGAAATCGAACTGCTAAAGGTTCAAGATATGGACACTTGGCTAGTGTTCGGCGCTGGACAATACACCCAATTAAGGGGCATCATTTTCACAAACTGGAGGCGCGGTAATTTACCCAAAGAAGCCAAGCTGATAGGGTATGGTTTAGACTTTGGATTCAGTAACGACGTATCGGCATTAGTGGCGTGCTACCTTTCAGGCGGTGAGCTTTACATCGACTGCTTGATCTACGAACGCGGACTAACTAACAAGGATATATCGGACAGGATGCTATTGGAAAATGTGGGCAAGAGCGACACGATAATAGCCGATTCATCAGAGCCAAAAAGCATTGAAGAATTATATCGGTTAGGCTGGCGAGGCATCAAGGCAGCTAATAAGCCGAGGGGAAGCGTTAATTTCACTATTGACTTAATGAAGCAGTACAGCATCGTGGTTTGCTCCGATTTTGTGGCCAAGGAATTTGAAACTTACAAATGGCGCACCGACAGACAGGGCAATATCATCAACGAGCCAGTAGACTTTAACAACCACGCTATTGACGCGGCGCGGTACATTATAGGCGATAAACTAAACAAGCAGAGTAATTACGCGGTAAAACGAATATGATACATCACTACTTTCACCAGTACATTCCAAAGAGCAAGGAAGAAGATTCTAAGCACATCACGTTGCGGCACTTAGCCATGTTCGCGGATTATGTAGATTCCGAGCATGTATTTGAAAATGTGGAAGCAACGCCGGGCTTTGAGATGCCCACACTTGCGGCACTTCAATCCGATTTAAGCAAATATCCGGACAATGACCTTATCCTTTATGCCCACACTAAAGGGATAAGCAAAGAAGGTAATGAAAGGATATTCGGTGACGCATGGCGAGAATCGATGCAAGACATTATGCTGAGAGGCTTGCAAGCAGGCATTAACCCAAGTACAGCATGGGGCGGTTTCTTGTTAGAGGCTAATAAATGGGAGCATTTTCCAATTTTTGAAAAACATGATTTTTTAAATGGTAAATTAGAAAAGCATGACTTCTTTGGCGGTAACTTTTGGCTGGCGAAAGTTGGATTCTTAAAGACGCTTCCCAAGGTTGACTTATCTAAAAACCGTTTTTTTGCTGAGCGGTGGATAGGATTGACACGCGCAAAACTCGAAAGCCCAAACCCGAATGATTGGCCTAGCTTTGCAGCGTTTTACAGAGCAACAAAAATCAAAATATGACAAAAGAAATACTTGAAACAACAGCCGCGTTCATGGAGAAGCACGGCATCTATCCGGCAACGGTGCTGGAGTTTGGCAGCTATAATGTCAACGGCACGCAGCGCGTTAATTTTAAGTCGAGCAACTACATAGGCATCGACATTGAAGCAGGCAGCGGCGTTGATATTGTGGCTGATATTACCGACACGAAGGACGTCATCAAGAAACTACCGCTAAGCCATTACAGCCCAGATTTGCTTGTTTGCTGCGAAACATTGGAGCATGTGCCGATATTTTGGCGAGTGCTGGATTTGATTGACAGCCTAACCACGGGCAAGCACATCTTGCTTTCCTTCCCGACGTTCGGCTTTCCTTACCATGCCTTCCCAATCGACTGCAATAGGTTTACGATGGACGCGGTTAACGGATGGGCTAAGGAGTTCAATTGGACAATTTTAGACCATGCGGCGGTTACTGATTACGCTGGCCTGCCTTGCCTTGTGGTGCTATTCAAAAACAATAAACGATGACTTGGAACGACGTAACACTAAAGCAGTTCATGCTTTATAGGGATTTATCCACTATCACGGATAATATCAGCTTTGCAATTCAGGTGCTTATCATCTTCGATAATCTCACCATCGAGCAGATAGATAAGTTGACCGTTGCCGAAATCAAAGAGCGAATGCGGCGGCTATCTTTTTTGAATGTCGAGCCTATGCCTGATGACAAGATGCCCGCATTCAATTCAGGCGATTACAAGTTTACACCTTTGCCGCTTATTGAGCGCATGGAAACGAAGCGCTATTTGGATTACAAGGCGATTATTAAGTCACTCGAAAATGACGGCGATATTGAAGACCATGACTTGATAATGAATCAGCACAAGCTACTTGCGTGCTTTCTTATGTGTGATGATTTGCCTTATGATAACGCGGTGTATGCTGAGCATGCTTTGAATATGCCACTACCCACAGCTCTAGGCATGGCAGGTTTTTTTTTGCGAACTTGGCAAGGCTTACAGCCGATTATCGCGGAAGAGCTACATTTAGCGGTTCAGCGAGTGACGAGTGGATAGAGTTTAGGCAAGCATGGGGAGATTACGATGACTTGTTTAATGCGGCAGGACACGACCGCACCAAGTTTGACTTCTTTCTGAATATGCCGTTAGAGGAATATCTAACGCATGTCCTGTACTTAAATATGCGAGCGGTTGCCATGAGGTAGCCGCTTTGCGTTATTAAGGTATGCGATTGATTGACGCATTAGCCGAGGTGCTAAGAAAGCACTACCAAGCCAAGGTTAACTTATCCAAGGATATGTTAGCCAAGGAGCGCCGCGATGCGTCAGGGCGCTTATCGGCTTCGTTAAGGCCTATTGACAAGGTGCTGAGCGAAACGGTAGCAGAACTTGACTTGATAGCAGAAGATTACTGGAAGTATATTGACAAGGGTGTTAAGGGCTGGCAGAATGTAAACGCACCCCAAGATTCACCCTTTCAGTACAAAAAGAAATTCATTCCTATTTCAGCTTTGCAGGGCGCTGGCGGATGGATAGCCATGAAGGGCTTAATTACCACAGGGCAAGACGCTAAGGAGCGAAATACAGCCCTTGCAAAGGTGCTTCAAACAAGCATTCCAAAGAAGGGTATTCGAGCAACGCGGTTTATTACCGACGTTTTCGATGCTGACCAAGTGAAGGAACTCAAAGCCGAGTTAAGCAAAGCGCACGTACAATTCACAGCTAACGACATAAGAAAGAATGGCAATAACGATTAGACAGGTAGGGAAGAACGAAGACTATCACAGGGTTGACAATCCAATAGACTGTTTAATTCAGTCAACGGAAGTATCACAGCCCGACTTTAAACTAAGAACTAGGGTATTAGTTGACGGTGCAGTAAAGGCAGACTTACGCATTCCTGCATTGGGCACACAGTACTTTAGATTCGATATTGCACCGATTGTCAGGGATTACGCCAAGTTTGATTTGATAGATACATTGAGCGGTGCGGCTTGTCCTGAATTTAAGATTGTTTGTTCGGAATTGTTCACGAGCGGAGGCGTAACGGTTGAGCAAGGCACGGTTACAGGCGATGCTCACACGGCAATAAATGCAGGTCAAAACTGGGAGCAGTATGTGAATAATAGTTTAAGTGGAGATGAGTTTAAAATGCAATCCAATATTATCTACACAAACTTTCAATGGGCAGTTGTTTCGATTTTTTATGGCGAAACAAGTGGCGATGCTTATCAAGTTACAGATAATGGAGATGCGGCGTTTTTGGCGCAATGGACAGGAGCTGAATCAAAAATAAAAGCAAGGACAGTAGTATTTGAAGCATCTTTATTAAGCACAAATACTTTATCATTTACTGTAAATGGTAGCGAATTAAACGGTATATCCATCCAACGCAAGTCACCCTGCACACGTTTCGGGCGGTACGGTTTAACGTGGCTTAATCCATTAGGCGGATATGAGCCTTTAATGTTGTGCCGCTTTGCCGAAACGATAACCGACACATCAGAACGAAGCTATTACACCACACAAAAGGGCAAGCGACAGGGTAATTCGATCGTGTTCGATATGTACAACAAAGGCAGAGCCAACGCGGCAAGGGTAACAACTGACAGGAACATGAAGCTGATAACCGACTTCCTAACAACAGAGGAAATGGACAACTTCATAAGCATCATGCAATCGCCCGACGTGTACTTATACGATGACGAGTTAGCGCGTAATGGCGCGTCATTCGAACAGTCGATAATGCCCGTTCGCATTCAACAGGGAAGCATGGAAAAGAAATACAGCGAGAAAGACGGGTTATTTTTTGCCGAGTTAGAAATTCAGTTGGACGATAGAATTGTAAGACATGGCAGTTAACCTACTATTCAGGCGCTCAGGCGAAACCGAATATCAAAGCGTACCCACCAAGGACGGCACAACGGTTGAAATCAACAAGTCTATTAACATCGAAGAGCAAGCGAGCAACACGACCAACGAATGGAGTAAGACGATAACAGTACCTGCTACACCCGACGTTAACAAGTTGTTTAGCCACATCTACGACGTTAAGGTTTATTTGTCAGGTGCGACATTCAATCCTAACTTAAAAAGCGACGTTCTGCTTTGCGTGGATAATCTTCCATTCTTCCAAGGCTTTGCGCAACTCTTAGAGGTTAGGTGCGATTTACATGGCGCGCTTGAATATGACCTTGCTTGCTTTGGCGAGGCGGTCAACCTTATCAGCAAGTTAGAGCCTATCAGCCTAAGGCAATTAGATTGGAGTGACCTAAACCATACCTTCAATTCAGGCAACGTATTCAGCACTTGGGAGAGCGGCAACGTAACCATGGGCGAAGGATACGTTTACCCAATGATTGATTACAACGGCAAGCAAAACAATCCTGCATTATGGCAGCTATCAGAGTTTTACCCAGCGGTTTTTCTTAAGGAGATATGGGATAGGTGCTTTGAATATTCGGGCTTCAAGTTTGAATCGAGCTTTATCAATTCGGACAGGTTCAAGTCCTTCATAATGCCTTATGCAGGTAAGTTTGAGGTGCTAAGTGAAGCAGATGCAAGCGGTCAGTTGGTAAGTGTTAAGCGAGCGACTACGGCGCAAACAATAGCACCATCGACAAGCGCAAGCGGAGCTACAAAGCTGATATTTAACACCGAGGTACAGGATAATAATAACGACTATAACAATACTACAGGTGCTTACGATGTATCGTTTAATAAGTTCAACGTGTTTTTTAGGGCGCTCAACTGTCAAGCTGTATGCAATGTTTCAGGAACTTACACATCGGTACAGGTGCTCATCAATGCCGTTAGAAAGCGCGGTACTTCATGGCAAGATTTAGGCGTTCAATACACGCTAAGCAACCAAAACGGCAACGGATTTGCGCTTAACGCAGGGCAAGGGTTGACGGTAGGCCAAAGGGTTTTGATAGGTCGTGACCAAGACGGGAACATATTTCAGCAGCAGAACGATTTCACGTTTGTAACAACGGTTGATATATCGACTTCTAACGGCGCTTTGCAAATTGGAGATGAATTATATTATTATGTCAGTCGCATTAATGCCGTATCTAACGGAATAACATACACTAATAGATTCAGCTTTAATCTAACGGTTGATAGCTCTATTCAATTTCAGGCGGTGCAAGGCGGTAGACAATACGGCGATTTGTATCGAATGCAGTGGAATTTCCCCGAAGATTACAAGGCTTCGACGTTCCTGACGGACATTATCAGAATGTTCAATTTGGTTATTTACCCGAAAACGAACGACGAAAAGACGCTGATTATTGAGCCTTACGCGGATTTTTACGAGGATACGTTAACAGACTGGAGCGACAAGTTGGACTTAGGGCAGTCAATAAAGAGCAAGCCTTTAAGCATGAGTACGAGCAAGTCATATCTATACAGTTACAAAGAAGGGAAAGATAGGCTTGCTAAACTCCATCAGGACACATACGGCAGGATTTACGGCACACGGGAAAAGATAACCGAAAACGAATTTCAAAAGGAACAAAAGAAACTACAGGTTAGCTTCATTCCATCAGTACTTACCAATGTGGCAGGAACTGACAGGTACATAACCGCAGCTTATGAGCTTAACGGAGTAACGCCAAAGCCTTCGCCCGGGTTACGGATTCTAATATACAAGCCCGAAGTAATAACCAGCAACGCTTACAATGTCAACGTTCAAGGCACTAACGTAGAGTTTGATTTTTACGCTTATGCAGGACACTTGGATAACCCAAGCAGCCCGACGTTCGACTTAAACTTTGGCATCACAGAGGCGATTTATTACGCGGTAGGTGCGCAGGTTAACATTACCAATAGCAATGTTTACAACGTCTATCACAGTCCGAAAATCAACCAGCTAACCAACATCAACAGCAGGGTAGTTACTGGCATATTCAAGTTAACATTACCGGATATAATTAACTTGAACTTTAGAAACAAGTTCGTTTTTCTTGGCACGACGTTCAGGCTATTATCTATTGACGGATACCAACCCGAAGGCGATGGCATGACCCCTTGCACGTTTATAACCGACGAGGTGAGAGAGGGTGACACAATCATAACAGTAACATCTAACGGAGGTTCAGGCACGATTGGCGAAGAGCCTTTGCCCGGATTTAACGGCGATCCATCAACCGGAGTTGTCAACGTGGGCAGTAATAACAACATAGCGCCGGGAGCTTTGCAGGGATTAGTTATCGGCGATAACAACACCATTGGCGCGGTAGGTAGGGTTACGCTTATAAACTGTAACAGCGTGGTAGTTCCTTCAGGCTTACAGAACGTCACAGCCATAGACTGCAACGATATTACCATCACATCTAACGGCGTTTATCAGAACAATAAGCTCCAACCTAAACAAGGTGTGGAATCGTTCACGATGAATAGCGGAAATACTGAGGATACTGCCAGCGATGGAGTGGTTAACTTTATCGTAAGTACTGACAACACTAATTGCACGCTTTATATTGATAGGGTTGAGGATGCGATTTACACTTTGAGCTATAACCACATCGACGGCAGCGCGCTATTTATCAGGGATAAGTTTGACATTCCTGTACTTGACGAAAACACAGATGGAGTATATCAATTCACATACACTGGCGGAAGCTGGATAAGACTAAACTAATGGCTGAGGAAATAGTAATAAAGACCACGGTTGACACGAAGTCAGCCGAGGCAGGAACTAAGAACCTAAAAAAGGAACTTAGGGAAGCTCAAAGGGAAGCTCAAAACCTTGCGGCTGAGTTTGGAGAATTCGATAAGCGCACCCAAGCGGCGGCGAGGCGTGCCGGTGAATTGCGTGACCAGTTGGATGATGTCAACGACGCGGTGCAATCCTTCAAAGGCGGCGGCGTGTTCGAGGCAGGAACGAGGGCGGCGGCATCAATGGCAGGTGGTATCCAAGCGGCAACAGGTGCGCTATCCTTATTCGGCGTTGAAAACGAAAATGTCAGCAAGGCGCTGGTCCAGCTTCAGGGGGCAATGGCCTTAACGCAAGGTTTGCAAGCGTTAGAGGATGCACCGAGGGCATTTAAGCAGCTAACGACAGTAATCACAGGCTCGACGGTAGCCACCAAGGTTAACGATGTTGCCACCAAAATGGCCACTTCTACTATGGGCGCTTTTGGAGTGGCCACCACAGGAACGGGCGCGGCGTTCACGGCATTGAAAGGCGCTATTATATCCACGGGTATAGGTGCGTTAGTTGTGGCTATTGGTTATGCGGTTAATGCCCTTGTTGAATGGGCTAGCAAAACCGAAGACGCTGAGGAAGCGCAAAAAAAGCTCAACGAGGAAATCGACAAGACGTTTGACGGCATAGGCCGACAAATTCAAAACAGGAAGCTATTAACCGAAGCTATGGCCAACGGTATTGAGCGCGATAAACGCATGAGGCAGCTTGATTATCAAGAGCAGTTAGCGGAGCAAAGCAAACTGCTTATGAAGAAGGAAATCACAACCGAAGAGTTTAATGAGCGCCAAAAGGCATTGACCGCCAAGCTGAATAAAGACCTTACAGACCTTGATAAAAAGTATAAAAAAGAGGAAGAGGAAAGGGGCAACCAAAGAAAGAAAAAGCTAAAGGATTTACAAGAGAAAGAGGAAAAAGAGCGCAAGGAGATGAGTATGACACAGCTTACTCAGATGCTTGAGCTTGAACGCCTCATGATTGAAAAAATGATGGATAGCAGCGAAAAGAAAAAAGCTATCCTTCGGCAAGAGTTCGATGCAGACATAGAGCAACGAAGGTTAAACGGTACGCTTACAGATGCTTACGAGAAGGAACGTAGAGCGAAACTTGAACAAGACTTAAAACAAGTTGACATCGACGCAAGAGAAGAAGAATATCAGCGCTACAAGGAAAACGAGGAAAAGAAAACCAAAGCACAGCAGGAAGCCGCAGCCGCAAGGAAAGAGGCGGCTATTCAAAACTTGTTTGAGGAAGGTGTGCAAGAGCGATTGAGCTACGACGATAGATTAGCGTTGATTAAAGACTACCACAGGCAAGGCACGTTAACAGCCAAGGAAGCGGCAGACGCTGAAAAGCTCATCAACGAAGAGCGAGCCAAAAGTAGCGATGCCCTCATGAATGCTATTAGCAGCGGAGTGCGTGCGTTAGGTGGTGCAATTGGCGAAAATACAGAGTTTGGTAAAATCGCAGGTGCGGCATCGGCAGGCATTGACACCTATGTAGGAGCTACCAAAGCATTAGCGCAAGGTGGTATATTAGGATATGCAGCAGCAGCAGGCATCGTTCTAACAGGCCTACAAAACGTCCGGCGCATTATGAGCGTGCAGGTGCCGCGTCCGCCCAATGGTGCAGGTGGTGGATTTAGCGGAAGCGCATCAATGAGCATATCAGCACCAACAGCGCCGCCAGTAGTGACGCAAACGGCACTATTTCAAAATCAGCCTATCCAAACGACAAGCACCGAAAGCAATCGCGTGTATGTGCTTGAAAACGATATTCGAGCCACTACTAATAAGGTGGACGTGTTACAGAACAGAGGCAGGGTAGGGTAATTCTGCCAACGGCCAAGTAGCGCCGTTAATTCAGTATGGATTTACCAATATTTGAAGTTCAGGCCATACACGACAATGAGTTAACGGCGGTTGCTTTGGTGGACAAGCCAGCAATTGAACGCTGCTGGATGTCATTCTCAGAGCAGAAACAAGTCAAGCTATCAGCCAACGAGGCAAGGCATATTGTTACCGGCCCTTTGCTTATTCCCGACCAACTTATCTACCGCGATCAAGGCGGCATGAAATTTTACCTTAAGTACAGCGCCCAATCCATTGAGCAGCTAATGCTTGACTTTATGGCTAACAAGCGGACAGGCGAGATTAACCTTATGCACAATGAGGAAGCTAAGCCAGAGGGGGTTTTTATTTTCGAGATATTCCAGTCCGACGAAAGCCGAGGCATCAAAGCGCCCTCACAGTTTGAGGACTTGCCCGACGGCACGCTTTACGCATCGGCTAAAATCAACAACCCCGAAACGTGGGAGGCTATCCAATCGGGAAAGCTAACAGGATTCAGCATCGAAGCGTGGGTTCACCCCGTGGAAGTCGAGCAGGTGGACTACGATTTAGCGGTTGAATTTTGCCAGCTGGTACAAGCCTACGTTAATAAGGTAAACGCTTAAACATGGAAGTAAAACAGATGCTAACAGAGGCTATATCAGCCTTAAAGAAGCTAATCAAGCAAGCGGACGAGCCGACACTAAACACGGCAACGCTTGCTGATGGTACACAGATTAAATACCCCGGCGAGCTTGCGGTAGATACTGCCATTACGGTAGTTACCGCCGAAGGTGAAGTACCTGCGCCGGATGGTGACCACACCCTCGAAGATGGCACCATCGTCAAAACCAAGGACGGCAAAGTTGCTGAAATCGTGGCAGCTCAGGCAAAAACGCCAGTAGAGCAAATGAAAGCACTTCAATCCAAAATTGAAGTAAAGCAAGCAACGGCAGAAGAAAGACTTGCCAACCTTGAGGCTATTGCCAAAGTAGTAATGGAATATTGCTACGGATGGGAGCTTAGAGAGTCCAAAATGGAAGACGCAAAAGAAAAGGCTATTGAAGCCTATAAGGCGCTATCTCCAGTTGCATCAGCAGCCGAAGCGATGGTAGAGCAATTAGCGGTAATAAGCACGCTTCAATCCGAAGTTGAAACCTTGAAAGCCAAGCCAGCAGCAAAGCCAGCCATTGAGGTTACAGAGCCGTTAGACCCGATTCAGCGCGAAGTTGAAAGAATCAAATCCATTCAAAACAAAACCCGAAAATAAACCATGTCACTCACCCTCTCCCTTTCCGATTTTTCCAAAGAGCAAGGACTTGCGCTTGTTACCAAGCCGCTCTATGGATGGGCTACGATGCAAGCCCTGAATGGTAAAATTACCAAGCTCACAGGCATCAAGTTCAAAGAGAAGCTCCAACTGTTTGACACCGACGCGGTATTTCTTGCAGGTCACTGCGGCGGTTCAGAATCAGGAACTACCACCTACTCAAATCGCGAAATCACAGTAGCGGAATTGCGCATTGAAGAAGGAATTTGCCTTGCAGACTTCAACAAAAAGTACACCCAAGAATTCCTTTCAGCCGGTTCTTATGCTGAATCTTTTGACGGCATCAACGACTGGTCAACTCGCAAGGTTGATGTTGCTTCTCGTCAGATGGAAAATGCAGTATGGCGCGGCGATACCAACTCGAATGACCAAAACCTTAAGCATTTCGACGGATGGTTGAAAGTTATTGACAGCGTATCAGGCTCTACAGTAGCTCCGACAGGTGTAACCGGATTCACATCAGGCAATGCCATTTCAGTTGCTCAGGCGATCTTTAACGCCATTCCTGCCGACATTCTTTATCGTGATGACTTGTTTATCGCGATGGGGTTAGACCATTATCGTACGTTGGTAAATGCTTACTACAACAGTAACAACTTTAACTTCAATATCACCCAGTCGACCCTTGCAGGTGGTATCCTTTCCTTTACCTTGCCAGCCACCAACATCACTGTTTATGGCTTCCCCGGCATGACAGGAAGTAGCAGAATTATCGCCACCTACGCACCTAACCTTGCATTCGGCACTGACAGCGAGGCCGATTTGGAAGGCGGTAAACTTTGGTATTCTGAGGATGACGATGAGTTGAAAATCCGCGTGAAGTGGAAAGCAGGATGCCAAGTTTACTTCCCTGATTTGATTGTTCGTTACGCCACCGCCTAATCTTAGTTAACCTATGTGTTTACTAACTCGAGGATTTAATCAGCGTGCCGCCTGCCGTAATGGTATAGGCGGCATTCGCTCAGTTTTAATTGCCGGATTCGATGCAATTGGAACTATTGGCAAGGATGCGAGCGGCAACGTCAGCGGCTTTTCAGCATCAGGAACGCCATTCTATGAGTACGCGGTAACGCCAGAAACGGCCAATTTCGTTGAAACGCTAACAGCTAACGAGCAAAACGGCAGCTTGTTCTATGAGCAGGTGTTTACGTTGGTGCTTAATAACATGAGCCAAACCAAGCGTAACGAGATTAAGGTGCTTGCTCAGAAGCGATTGGCGATTATCGCAGTCAACGAAAACGGCACGCGTTCACTTCTTGGCGAAACTTATGGCGTAATCGCTAACGGTGGAACCATCGGAACTGGTACAGCTAAGGGCGATAGAAACGGGTATTCTATTACCTTTATGGCACGTGAAGCAGACCCAAGCCCCCACGTTTTGGAAGCTGCCACCACCGGAAAAATTAGCGCCACTTCATCAACTGAATAACGAGCCCTAACCCCTCATTAAAGCCTTGCAGAAATGCAGGGCTTTTTTGTTTCAACATTCTTTTATAACTTTACAGAACATTCATAATCGCTTTGACCAACCCTTTAAACCCCTTGAGCCTATGACATAACGCAATAGTTTGTGGTTACTGATTTTGTTTGATTGCAGCCCGGTTAACGCCGGGCTTTTTTTATTGCCATATCCGAAGGAAGCGCGTTATTAAGGTATGGTGCTAATTAACAAGGGCGAGGCTAACACGGTAATCATGACGCTAACCGAGCGTGTGACCATTAGCAACCCTTACTTCCTGTTTGTTTTCAGGCTCAGGCAATCGCCTTCTAACGAGGTTAAACTACTTGCGAGCAATGAATCAACCGTAACAGTACGCTATGATAAGTTTACCATCGCGGACACGGCAACGCCTAACGCCTTAAATGGCGAGGGTAACTTTACCATTACCGGCGAGTGGGAATATATCGTTTACCAAGTAGCCACAGCGACATTAACAATACCATCTGATAGTAATATCTTAGAGCGTGGTATAGCTAAGGTAGTAGGCGATGAGAGCACGATAACAGCATACAACAACACATTAAACGTGACAGTCTATGAATAAGGTAGTAAATATCAAACTAGGCGCATATCGCACGCCTGAAGGCAGGGAAACCAAGTCGGACAAATACATAAGCTGGGGAGTTGATAACGGATACCCCGACTACCTACTAACCTTATTTGACCGTTCCGCAGCTCATGGTGCAATCGTCAAAGGTAAAGTCGATTACATATCAGGCGAGGGAGTGGTTAACCAAGACGGCAACGAGCCAAAGTGGCGGCCAAACCGCTTCATGAATGCCTCAGAGTTCATGCGATTGTTAGCGATGGACTTAGAGGTTTTTGGCGGCTATGCTATTCAGGTTATTAGGCGCATGGATGGTAAGGGTGTTAGCGAGGTCTATCACCTGCCTTATCAGTTTTTGAGATTATCCAAAGAAAAGCACAAGATTTTCTATTCCGAAAAATGGAAGGAAAGGCCAAAGACTTACAAGGCATTCGAGCGGTATAGATTGGATTCCACAGAGGAAACATCTGTCATGTATGAAAGGCTTTATTCGTCAGGAAATACAGCCTACCCAAAACCTGAATACAGTCAAGGGATTGTTAGCATTCAGACAGACGCGGAAATAGCCAACTGGCATCTAAACAATATCGTGAATGGCTTTTCAGCCGGCACGATGATTAGCTTTAATAACGGCATTCCTACCGACGAAGAGCAGGACGATATTGTTAAGCAGGTCAAAGCGCAGCACGGCGGTAGTGATAACGCTGGAGATATTGTGGTGGTTTTTAGCGATGGGCAGGACAGAGCACCGACAATCCTAGACTTGAAGGGAAACGACCTAGATAAGAAATTTGAGCAGCTAAAAGCCGGAGTTCAGGAACAAATCTTTGTAGCGCACAGGGTTGTTAGCCCCATGATTTTCGGAGTTAGAACGCCCGGCCAATTAGGCGGCAGATCTGAAATGATTGAAGCCTATGAGATGTTTAAGCGCACATACATCGAGCCTAAGCAACGCAGGTTGATTAAAGCCTTGCAGTATTGCGCCATGATTATGGGGTATTCAGAGGTGCTTAACGTCATTCCGCTTGCGCCTATTGGATTGGATTTGCCTTTGAGCGAAGGAGCGATAAATCAAGCATTGAAGGTTGACGAGCTTCGTCAATTAATAAGCGAAAAATACGGTATTCAATTACAGGAATCTCAGCAAACGGATTCTGTAGATTATGAGAAAAAGCAAGCACAAGGAAATTTAAGGGGTAGCGTTGGTGGTATTCAAGGGATTATTGACATCGTTAGTCAAGTTAACGCAGGAACTATACCAGCATCGGCAGCAAAAGAGATTCTTATTGACTTGTACGGCTTTGAAGAAGCCACAGCGACAAGAATTTTGGCTAAAACAGAAGAGGGCAATGTGATGCTTCAAAGCCTTCATAAAAAGCACAAGCACTCAAAGCACGATAACGACGCGGAAATCTTAAAGTTATTCAAGACGTTAGGCCAGCCCGTGGACTTGTTTGAGATATTGGATGAATGCGAGGTTGATATTGCCTCGAAGCAAATCAGGGTAAAGCAAGCGGAGTTAAGCGACATCGAGAAAAAAGCGTTATCGGTTATTCGTGACAATCCAAAAATCACAGCCGTAAGTATTGCAGAGGCTTTGGATGTTGACGTCGAAACCGTGCTAAAGGCTATTGACGTATTCAGCGAAAAAGGTTTTGTTAGAGCCTCAGACGCCGGATTTGAAACCACCTCGAGAGGAACGAAAGTAGCAGATGCCAATGATTCAGGCGTGGAGCTATTGACGCTTTACCGCTACTCATGGGCGGCAGGATTTTCCGACGCAGACTTAGAAACAAGCAGGGAGTTTTGCCGCGAAATGCTAGCGGAAAACAAACTGTATTCACGTCAGGAAATTGACAGCATTGAAAACGACTTAGGAAGCGACGTTTGGGCAACTAGGGGTGGATGGTATCACGACCCTAATAGGGATGTAAACTTGCCTTATTGCCGGCACGTATGGAAGCAGGTTATTGTAACACGTAAGAAATAATGGCACAGGTACTTTTAATATCGGAGAACTATATCAAGGCTAACAGCAACATAAGCGAAAGCATTGATAGCAAGCTGTTAACATCGTCAATACTTAGCGTGCAGGACTTGAAACTGGAGCCGCTAATCGGCACTGGATTGTTTAATGCAATCAAGAACCAAGCCGCAGCAGGGAGCCTAACCAATCCAAACAGAACGCTACTTGAAGACTACCTTCAGCGCACGTTGCTAAATTGGGTACTTAAAGACTGCCTGCCATTCGTTCACATCAAAGTCAATAACAAGGGCTTACAGCGTCACACAGACCCTAATAGCCAGCCGGTGGACATGGACGAGTTAAAGCGTATGGGCGATTTGTACGAAAAGAAAGCGTGGGAGTATGCGAGGCGTGCTACTTTGTTTATTCGTGAACATATCGAAGACTACCCGCTCTACGATAATCCAGGCGATGGGTTGGACGTGATTAATCCGCAAAAGCCCAACCCGACGGGAGGAATGTACTTAAGACGTAAAACAATACCTTATGGCATCACAATCGACAAAGGCAAATACAACTGCGAGTAAAAAGCAGTACGTAACTAAAAGCATGGTAAAAATAGAGCAATATGTTAACGCTGAATCAAATAAGAAGGACGTTCGAGGTAATAGCTGAGGCGCATCAGCAGCTCAGAGGGTTCGGCTTTGACAATGAGGCTAACTTCGGGCAGTCCGACGATATGGAATTCCCTTGCTTGTACGTGGTACAACAGCCGGCCAATATAGCAGGGCAGACTTTAAGCAGGACGTTCGACTGCTTTATATTGGATAGGTATTACGGCGATGCGGATAATACCCCAAGCAACATAACCGACGTACTAAGCGATACGCAGCTTATTGCCATGGATGTTGTTTCGCTTTTATCTAATACCCAGTATGCCTTCCAACTGAATAAAGACACTATTCAAATGTTGCCTATTTACGGCACTCAGGGCGATTTATTGGCAGGGTGCAAGCTAACGGTAACACTAGAAGAAGCGTTCGACTATTGGCGATGTTCGGTGCCTTATGACTTTATCGTCATTGAAGAAGTTAACGGCACGCAGGTAACATCGACCAATGAGAAAGACCCAACCGTTCCGACGTTTGTCAAGGCTATCACAGAGGCTAATATTGCTTATTGGAATGCTGCATATCCAAGCGGCAACCCATCGGGATTTGTCACGTCAGGCGCGGTGCAAGGCTTTTACCCAAGCTCTAACCCCAGCGGATTTATTACGTCTAGCTTCCAAGGTTTTTATCCTAGCGGCAATCCTAGCGGCTTTTTAACCAACGAAACAGACCCAACAGTTCCTGCGGTGGTGAAGGCTATGCCGGTATCGGGTTCAGCAGCTCCAATTGGTTGGAATGGCAGCGCGTATGTATTACTCCCTCGCTCAGGAACATGGGCAGGAAGGCCGACAGCCTCATTTGTTGGGCAAATGTTTTTCGCCACAGACCTAGGCACTAACGGCACTTTGTTAACTTGGGATGGTGTTGCATGGAGAGGCAGGGTGGTTTACAAATCAAGCGTATCAGTAGGAACTGGGAGCACCACCGCGAATACAATTGTCCGCTCCGTTGCTATACCAGCAGGACTTATGCAAGCTAATAGCGTGATTCATATTGATGGATACTTTAACGCCGCAGCTACCCAAGTATTCAGTACAAGAG